AATACCCAGGAATGCGTTACTTCCGACATCATTCGTCACAATTGCCTCGTCAGACGTGAGCACTATGGAGCTCGTGTCGCTCACATTTGAGTACTGAAACACATTTGTGGATGCAGGGCTTCCTGTAAACCAAAGCTCTTTGACTGGTCCGCGTAGATCCATCTTTGTCATGTCCTGTATGTGCTGTGTCTGAATGATTCCAATGAGCGTGTTGCTCGTTGGTGCGGGCGTGTCGTCTGTTTCGTAGTCTGCGATGATTGTCGCGTTATATTGATACTGAAACGGCACAGAGTATGGGTCGAATTGTACAATGGAACCACCGGTTGGAATTTGGCTGAACATGAACGTATATCTGGGTCCGTATGCGAAAAGCTGGGTTCCATTAAATTTCAAAGGACTTATCAAAAGTGTATTTGTAAGCGTATTAAATTGAAATACATTTGCCGAGCTCGATGCGTATATGAAATTTCCGTTGGCTTGCATACTCGTGACTTGAGATCCTGGAAAAGTTAACAATGCTGGAGTAATGAGAACTTTATTTATTGTATCATATGTCCAAAGTTGATTCGAAGTGTCCACAAAATAGACGATTAATCCTACAATGACTCCTAACAAAAGGTTTGAGAAAATGGTATATTTTGTTGGTGGAGTTGCACAAAAATTCGTTGTACCGTACATATACCCTAGATAGGTTGACGGAAGGATGAGAAGTTCTTGGCCGGTATAAATAAGTTGGTTAAACCCATGGACTGTCGAATCAACATTTGCGGTAAAATCAAACGAAAAATAACTTCCTGGATCTAGAAAATCGAAGCGTGTATCATACCGCGTGAGAAAAACATTTGTGGTCGCGCTGTTGCTCTGAGCGTAGTATAAATATGTCGAATCAGCTGTAAGACTACCTGATGGTATTCCACTGTCTGTTATATTCATTGGTAAAAATTGATTCACTTTGGAATTTGAATTTCCATTTAATAAATCTGAAATTAGAAATTTATAAAGAAACCCCGTCTTTGCTTGAATAAAAATATCGTAAAATGCTATAAATTGACTGTAAATATTAGTTATTAATGTAGGTGGAAGCGTTGTTACTGCGCCCGGCGCATTAAACGGTTGATTTGAATCGTACACAATAATACTTCCAGTTGTCGAAATAAAAAAGAGATATTGCTGATAAGAAAGTGTACTTTGAATACTTAGATTTCCTGGATATACGGTATATGACAGAGGATCTGTAAAGACACCACTGCCTGCATTAAAATTTTGGGACAAGTTTGTATATTTTTCAAAATCTATTTCTATACTTGTCTGTTGGCGAAACATTGACGCTAAAGGAATACGTTTTATACCCAACGGCAAAGTAATGTAATACTGCCTGTATGTTGTCGCCTGCGTTTGATCAAGTGTTCCATTAAGAAGTTTTAGGATAGCCTTGTTTTCATATGGAACTGTAAGATCGTTATATAGTTCTATATAATCTCCTGTGAATTCATTGATGAGCTGCTTTCCAATGAGGAGACGAGCTGCATGAATAAGCTTGTTTCCTACTGAATCATCATAGAATGATAAATCAGGTGGAAGAAATCCCGCGATCCAGCCACTTTGTAAAAATGTCCATGGCGGCACAATAGTTCCGTTGACAAAGGGGTATGATAACCCTTGACGACTGTCAAATCCCCAAAATGCAGCTGACGCACTATCCAAAAAGTAAATGTTTGAATAGGATGAAGAAGAATATACATATTGGGTGGATGTGTTTGTCACGGACAGCTGGGACGCGGCAATTTGTCCCCATAGATTGAAATTTACGGTTGAATAATATGCCCCATCTGTTATTGGCGTTGGTATGATTCCCAACGCACCGATGAGCCCCGTACCAGGCGTTATATTTATTTGATTTGGTGCTACATATGGTGCATAAAACTGCGTTGAATTTTGAACTTGGCTTATGACATATGAATTGCCGTCGAGCACCGTCCCAGTTTGTGTGACATGGACTATGGAACCGACGCTAAGTCCATGTGGTGTAGCCGTCGTCACGTTCAGGGAGTTTTGCTGATTTACAATTCCAGAAGTAGCTGATATACTTGTTGCACTTAATTGTACATAGACTTGTGATGTTGAAACTCCCGGGAACACATAGGTGGATGACTGAACTGAAAAAATTGGAGGGAGAGTGACTCTCAGCGTCAGACCAGTCAAGTAATCTCCGTACTGAGGAAGTGTGCATATACCCGTTGGACCAATTGAATCAAATGGAATTTCAAATGAAACCTTTTTTTTGTTTTGAGTTTTGGCAGGTGTTGTTTCAAAATATGTAATGTCTGGTCTGGCTGTAAACCAGGCATCCTCTTCCCCGCGAAGTGCCAGTTGATTCATATAGTCTCCTGCGAAAAAAGAGCACAATGAAAATACTCACGTACTATAGAATGACAAACTTGCAACTTAAAAAGTTTGATCCGAGTAAAATTGGGGATGACAAGGTGTGTGTATTTATAGGAAAGCGCGGTACGGGAAAAAGTACACTTGTAACAGACATCATGTACCATAAGAAGCATCTTCCGTGTGGCATTGTCATGTCTGGAACAGAGGATGGAAACCATTATTACCGCCAGTTTGTTCCAGACTTGTTCATCTACGGAGACTACAACAGAACGGCTATTGAAAAAGTACTCGAACGGCAACGGAGAATTGTAAGTACCGGAAAAAAGACGGGTGCCTTTTTACTTTTGGATGACTGTATGTATGACAAATCATTTATGAAGGACACGTGTATTCGTCAGTGTTTCATGAATGGCAGGCATTGGAAGATTTTTTTCATTTTGACGATGCAGTATTGCATGGACCTGAGTCCAGATCTCCGTGCCAATGTAGACTACGTTTTTATACTTCGCGAAAATGTGATTCAAAATCGCGAACGACTGTATAAAGCTTTTTTTGGAATTTTTCCAACGTTTGACATGTTTTGTCAAGTGATGAATGCATGTACTGAAAACTACGAATGTCTTGTGCTGGACAATACGAGCAAATCAAACCGAATTGAAGACTGTGTCTTTTATTACAAGGCGCCGATTCGCAAGGGGTTTCGTATTGGTTCAGATGCCATGTGGCAGTACCACCAACATAATTATAACCCAAGGCACGTCGTGACATCGTCAATTTCAGGGACTCCAGTGACTAAACGTGGAAGTAGTAACTTAAACATTAAAAAGGTTTAGAAAATAATGAGACGCGTCGCCTTTTGTTCAATGTCCGATCGTCCAGCGCATACACAGCATTCTTGGAAACGTATACAAGAGTACTGTGATCGCCACGGATACACGTTTTTGACTCGAACTGAAACGTCGGACCCATCGAGACATCAGGCGTGGAATAAAATTTCATTTCTTATTGAGATTGTTTCGCAGTATGATGTTTCCATCTGCATCGACGATGATATTATGTTGACTAATGTCGACAAGCCCCTCGATGAATTTTTAGATGCATTTGATAAATCGGGTGCGGTTATCGCCTTACAGGCTGATAAGTTTTACTGGGCAGATCCTGTAAATACGGGATTTGTATTTGCAAAGCCGAGTGCACTTTCCCTCCTTGAACATCTATGGCATAACCCATGTGGCTTTGAAACGAAGCGGAATTGGGAGCAGAGTGCATTTGCCACGTTATTTCATACAAATCCGGCAATCAAGAACCATGTGCATATTTTTCCTCCTCGTAAAATTCAGTCATTTTACCGTCAAACATTTTTCAATGATCCGCCAGAGTTTACGTGGCAGCCCGGCGATTTTGCTGCGCACACGTCGGGTGGTGCCCCCGCGCTCGAGTACTTGTACTCTGGCGGTTGCGCTCCGTTTTCTGAAAAGTTTTCAGACTGAAAATTAGGATGATTATCGAGAATCTCGATTTCAATGGATCAAATGATATTCTTCAATACATTCCAGAGGTTCCAGAGGTGAATGCTCCGCCACCCCCAGAAGAGCGCCCCCAGCCAGTCTTTCAAACCAGAACACTTGACCCGGTTGAATCATTTAAACCTGAAATAAAAAATAGCAAGATAGAAATGGATTTCTCAACGCCCATATCGGATGTTGTTCCGAGCGCTGAATTTAACATGCCCGAAAGTAACTTTGCACCTTCTGGCGGCCAAGGGTCGTACAAAAATCCACAGAACAATCGCGTCGCCGGGCTAAGTCTCGACACGACTCCTGTGGCTGCTCCGCCGTCAAAGAACCCACTTGGTCTGACAGACGAACAGCTGAGCGCCGCGCTCGCCGGAGTTGCAGCCGTTCTTGTTTTCTCAAAGCCAGTTCAACTCAAACTAAGTAATATTATTCCCAAGTTTGCATTGAGCTCTGGTGATTTGTCACTCACTGGAATGATTGCCAGTGCATTTGTAACCGCAGTTCTTTATTTTTTGGCTATGAAAATGATTAAAAAAACCTAATTGCTGTAGAGCAGTCCACCCATACCATCTTTAATTCGTAGAACATTGTAGTTGACAGCATAGAACCACGAGGCGCTATTCGTAATATTTGTAAGCGTCGAACCAGCTGGTGCCACAATACGGTACGTATCAATGCGTGAAAAGTTCAGCGTTCCTGTTGGCTGAAGCTTTGACGTGTCCAGTGCGTATGAAATGATAGCAACGGGTGCAGTATTACTGTTATGACTGTATCCGAATGGCGTAAAGTAATACTGTGGAACATCAATCCACTGCAGTGTTGACCGAGAATCACCAATGTCCACTCCGTTAATCTGCGTCTTGAACTGAAGTGCCGATGGTGCGACTGACCCTGATGCATAATTGTTTACATAGTCCAATGCTGGGAATGCCAGGAACTTGATGGGGTGAGCAAGTGCCAACTCCTGCATATTCGCGGGGCCACTTATAGCGACACGGTTCACCTGAGTAATAAGCATGTCCATTGGGCTGTTTGCAAAGTACTCGCGTTCAGCCTGGTCGAGATACACGAAGTTACACCAGGCTTCGTAGTTGAACGTGCTATAATTTGCATTTGTGCTTGGGAAATTACTAGGTGAAATGGTGCTGATTGCAGTGGTCAAGTTGGTGTTCAGCGTGCTGTTCCACGTGATGCGAATCTCAACATCGTGATACTGAAGTGCTACGAGAGGCAGTGACACGTTCCAGTCCTTGCAAAAGAAAAACTTGAGTGGAAAAAATCCGGTCACCATGTTATTCACTTTGTTTCCAGTTGAAGGATTGTTATTCAGGTACCGCTGAGAAAACGTCTGTGCACCAGTGACTGGCTCAACCTGCGTCATCCACGTAACATCCTGTGTGTCAACGATTTGACCGCCAATCATGAGCTCGAGCTTATCAATCACCTTTGTCCAGTCGATAAAGGGGACAACGGCACCATTCTTATCTTTTGCTACGAAATACACGGAATTCACAAGGTCACCCTTTTTCTCGAAGCGAATCGTAGATACACCCCCTGCAGTAGGGTTTCCCTGAATCAGCTGACGCTCCGATGACCGTGCGTAGTGTGTGTAGCGCTTGTACGTTGACCGAAAAAAAGAAACCTCGGGTTTTCCTGTTAGCCACGCGTCCTGGGCGCCGGTTGCGACGAGCTGAACAATTCCACCAGACATTTAACATCTGTCGAGAAAAGAAAATTAGTCTTTTATTCGAATACCGCAGTAGTCCAAGTTGTCATCTTTAATAGGTTCATATATACCAATCAATTTACAAAGATCTTTGAGATCCTTGAATGATTTCCAGAAATCCGGAGAGTGGTCGTACTCGTTCACCGTAATATGTGACAATTCGTGAATAAGAACATTCATGACTGAATTTATATCATCACCGTCAAGACACAAATAAATTTCATACCCTTTATTTACATTGTACCCTATAGTTCCGCGATTCATTCGTGTATGACTTATGCCAGTCAGAATACATCTCTTTCTGAGACGAACAAACCGAGGGTCTACATTTTCAGTGTTTCGAATATGATCAAGTAAAATTTCATACCGTTTACGAATCTCCATCATAAGCGCTGGTTCCCTGCGTACATTCCATATGGCCAAGGTAAGTGTGAGAAGAAGCACACCTGCCTGAACCTTACTCATCTACTAGAGACGTAGAAAAACAAAACGCGCATACACGTCGCTCATCGTTCCAGTCTTGCTGGAGATTGGTTCCCACACGAGACATTGAAACTCTGGACAAAGGGCTTGCTGTAAAACGGACTTTTCAAGCAATGGCTCTGGTCGAGGGCCATCTGCATAGAATGGGCCATCAACAATTCGTACCATGACCGATGACCCGTGTATTTCAAAGGTGTTTCCGAGCGAGTCTGGACTCTTTGCCCCTTCAATCAAACTCTTCTCTGGGGTGACGCCAATCAGGAAGCCGCCTGGCTTGATAGACTTTTTTATAGCACGGATGCTTTCTTCAAACGAGTCGACAATGTACTGTATAGAAAAATTATAACAAACAACGTCAAATGGCCCAGAAGATACAGCCTGGCGAATATCACCAGGGGGGAGAAACCAGACGCCAATTTGTGCAGTACGTGCACGTTCCTCAGCCTCTTGAATAGAGTCTGCATCTGGATCGATGGCAACAACGCGAGCATCGACATCTTTCCATTTCCAAAGATCACCCCCTCTGCCGCAGCCGCAATCAAGTATGAATGATTTTGGCTTGACCCATTTTGTAATCAAATCCTTTTTGATTTGATTATGGAATCTGCGCATATTTACTTAAAAAGTAAATGTCCTACTACTTTAAATGGGTTCTCTTGAGCAAGATTACATTACTGTTCCTGGACAGGTTTACGCACTCATCTCTCTTGTTGGTCCTGATCAGCCTCAGCGTACGGACCAGCTTGGCCTGAAGATTCGTGGGTGTTTTGCCACTCGGGATGAGGCTGATCGCCACGCAAAGCGTCTTCAGAAGGAGGATGCTGTTGTGGACATCTATGTGGTTGACATGTACAAGTGGCTATTGATTCCCCCAGACAATACAAAGATTGATGATGTTCATTACACAAACGAGAAGCTCGAGGAGATTATGACCAAGTACCGTGAGAACCAGAGTCTGGCGGCGGCTCATTTCGAGAAGCGGAAACGTGACATGATGGCAAAGCCCATTCCAGGGTCTGACACTCCGTATATCGACCCTTCCGACGAGAATTCAAAGTACTACAATCGGCCAGATGTCCCCCCCATTCCTCACCCTGCAGACCTTATTGACGACCTCCAAAAGGAGTTTCCAGACAAGGACATGGCGGAGCTTGTCACTATTGCAGATGAGCGCATCGCCGAGGAAATCGAGCGTCGCCGTGTTGAGATGGAGGCTATACGTGCTCAGGCACCTCCCCAGCTCATTAATAATCTGAGCGTAGAGTAGAATGCATTGGTGTCTGTGGGTTGGACTTGTGGTCCTAATTCTTCTTATTGTCTATCTGAGTGCGCAGCGTGAAGGGTACGCTGCTCCTCGTGATAGCACGACTGAACTTCCATTTAAAGAAGACATGTCGAACCAGTACATGACTTCAAATAACTCACCATATGTTGAATCCACAGGAAATGTAGTTCCGGTTGATAGCCAATCCCAAATTTACTTGGACATGGGTGGTCTTGATTCGCAACTTCAAGCCGGAAATCCAATTATGAATTTAATTCAGGGTGACCCTCGTTCGAATGTAATTTACGGTGATTTTGTTGCAAATGACGCAGCATATGGCTCAGCTGCCTATTATCCTATTCAAGGGGAAGGTGAGGCCGAGGCCGAGGTTGATAACGGTCAATATCTTCCTGAACTTACATCGCCAAGCATTCCATTTTTAGGTGAATCGCTTCCGCCGGTTCCTACAAACCCACCTCTCATGAGCCCAGATATGTCTGGGCTCTCTCCTCCCCTCACACCCATTCAAGGGGCAACTCCTACGCCATCCGTGATTGCACCAAACACACCCTCTCCGACATCTCCCGTTTCACTTCCACTGAGCGCCACAGTCGCGTCAACATCATCTGCAACACCACCAACGGTTAATGCTTCAGAATCACCGGCGTCATCGCCTTCCCCAGCAGTAGCCCAATAAATAACATTACAAATCCAAAAATAATAGTCTCTTTCGAAACCTTTTCAAGAACATCTGGCTGTCGAAGAGGAGGCGGTGGTGGGTGGTACTCATAGTACGAGCGTATTTCCGGCTGAGGCGGGGGCGGCTCTTCCTCTGGCTCGTCGATTGGAAACACTGGTCGTACTGGACTCGGATTGTATGTCTGATCCATCGTTAGAATCAGAGTCACTGCTCGTTTTAACTACGAAATCAGCTAGATTTCCATCCTCGTCCGCATCACTTTCACTTGAAGCATCTTCTGAATTATAGGATGCCTCAGATGAAACAGAATCAGACTCGTGCGAGTCATACTCATTGCTTGCGTAGTCGTCGTCGCATACCTCTTGCGGAGTATATCTGACGGGTGCTCGAACGACGCGACCACTTCTCGTTTTAACTTCTGGGATCGGGGAAGTGCCCAGTGATGGCTGCTCCCGTGACATTTTCTGATGTTTCAGGGATTGTATCGTTTAAGTATTTAGGATAAAAGTCAATCCCTGGAATTTTAAAGTCATTCAGCGGCGTGTTAAACTCGCTGTTTGTGGCGATTGGTTCGTCTTTCAGGGTTTCATTCAGATATTTTGGGAAAAAGTACAGATTATTCTTCTGAGAATACTCGAGTAACGTTGCTTCACCCTCTATCCCAATCTGTACGGCTATATTTTCG